ATGTTCCTGATTTCGATGACGAGGCTCATTTCGTCATTGATTTAGGAATTATTAGAATCCTTTTCAGCACTCCCCACGGGGACTGAAGCGGCTGGTTCGCCTAAAACCCAGAAAGTCATACTAGCTCCCAATGTGGAGCATCAAAGAAAGATTTAAAATCACCACCCCATCTTACCTTAATATTGAGTTCTTGTGCAGCCTGTTTCATGGCTTTTTCAATCTTATAGTAAGGCTCTTTGTCCCATGAGATTTTCCCGTTCACCAATGCCCCTAAATCGACTGCATGACCCGTCAGATGCTTTGATTTCAAAGTTTGACTGAAACCCTCATTGACGAGTTGTTTTTGTCTCTCAGGCGTTCTAAGACCTTCTAGGACGGTAAAATCTACCTCAGTTAGCTCAATGGCTCTTTCTACTACTCTAACGAGCCTATCATCGACACCTTTTAGACGCTCTCGTGAGCGTTGCCCAAGAGCGAATCCCATTACTTACCTAAGCCTTTTTTGGCATAAAAGAGAGACCGGTCACCAAATAGATAAAAACCAATGGCAGAAGCAAAGTTGCTAACAGTATCATTTGCACCTCCTGTAGTTGCTACTTCAAGATAAGCCCAAGTTCCTAGAACGATAAAGGCGATAGAAGGGCGCATAAGCCGCACTACAGCCTCAACCCAAGGATAGGAAGGATTAGACCCTCCAGCCTCGTTCATCGCCTTAAACATATCCAAATCCATCTGTCGCATCTGAACATATTGTTCTACGGTAGCCGGCTTGAACTCCGCAGGGGCTACGAAGCGAGAGATTAAGGATTTGCCTAAATCAACGACTAAAGGACCGAAGGCGGCTAGTGCTGTTAATGGATCCATTATTCACCTAACTCTTGTTCAAGACGAATCAGTTCTTCTTTTTCAGAATCTGTTAAACCGGTTTGTGCTGGCGAAGTCGTCTGTGTTGTAGGTTGTGCTAAATCTTCGGCAGTAATTTTAGCTTTTTCAAAGGCTTGGAATGCTTTAGCAGCAAGATTAGCTGTCACTGGTAAACCTTTTTCTTGTTGCTTTAACATTGCTACTGCTGCGTTTGTAGCTTCTGGATTTGTAATTGCTTTAGCAATAAAGCGAGGACCTAAGAATACTGCGCCGGCTGTAGCAACAGTCGCAAACGGACTATTTGCTGCTGCTTTTTGAGCATCTTCATTAAAAATCAACGCTCCAGTACCTAATACGCCAGTAACCGCTTGAGCTTGCTGCGCCGCAAAGAATAAGGGCGCTGTTTGATCAGGACGAACAGACGACAACTCGGCAGCTTTGAGCAGCTTCATTACATTGGTTTGTTGATCTTTTGTTAAAATTGTATTGAAAGTTCGACGAATAGCTTCATCAGATTCAATCTTCTGACTCAAATTAGCTAATGTTCCTTCATTTTTAAGCAGATTCTCAACATAGCCACGACGAACACTATTTAGTGTGTCGTTGACATTAAGTTTAGGATCTAACTGTTTAGCACGACCTAATGCCTTCTTTGTTTCTTCAAAAGCAGTAACATTACCATTTTGGTAAATTGTTTTACCTACAAACTCAGGGTCTTTACTAAGCAGTTTTGCTGTTGTATCGTTATACAAATCACCAATACTTTCTCTATATAATTTAGAATAAAATTTGTATTGATCTGCTAATTTTGTAGTTGTTTCTTCTGGGATTCTTCCATTAAAGGATAATGCTGATCCTTCAATCTTGGATCCAGCAGCATCCATCTGCTTTTCAATAGTGCTAACAAAAGAACTTAATTGCGCATCTAGTTTAGTGTCAGGTGAAGTAGATGATTTTAAATCTCTTTGACGAGCTTTGAAAGTCGATAGAATCTCATGTGCTGTTCCAAAATCAAGTTTTTCTGGAGCGTTGGTAATCTGTTCAAGCAGTGTTTTTTCTCCAGAAGAGATAGTTAATCCACCAGCTTTCTCGGCTTGATTTAAAATTTGAGATGCTTTAATTTGTAGAGGAACTAAATCAACAGTAACTCCGGTACGCTCTGATAATGTTTGATAGAACGGTTTAACAGTGTCTTTTAATGCCTTATCACCAGCACTAATAGCTTCGCCAAAAGCCTGCCCTGTAGCAACACTATCGTATACACCGGTTGTAATGTCGTCTAAAATTTTTCCTTTAGCAGATTGAATCGCTTTTTCTGTGGCGATGTCTGCTTTAGCCATAATCGGCTTAGCAGTAAAGGAGCCACGAGCAAGGCTTTCCATGATGCCCTCTAATTGACTTCCTGTAGCTTGATACGGAGTTAAACCAAAACCACCTTCTTGTTTAAGAAGTCTATCCGCTTGGAAAATAGCATTGTCAATCTGTGCAGTTTCAGAACCTAGTTTACTTTTAATAAAGTCTTTGGTTACTCGATAGGCTTTACCGCCAGCAGAAAAAATCAGATTACCAGCAGCATCATAAGTAGCTTGTTCAACACCTGATTTAGCTACACCGAATAAAGAAGGACGGTCAGTAATAGCTTGTTGAACTGCCTCTCCAGTAGCTCCACCAGCGCCAGCGCCAATCATACTACGAACCGCAGCAGACCCAGCCGCAGCTCCCATTCTAGCTCCTGTGGGAGACCGTGTTCCTAATGCTCCAATAGTACCGCCAATCATTCCTCCCATTTCTGGAAGTGTTTCAACAAAACCACGACCTAATTGTTGTAAGATCGTTGGTTGCGGTTGATTTGGGTTAATTAAAACACTTTGATAAGAAGAATCACCACCAAGTTCTTTTTCAAGACGAGCTAATTCTTCTTGTTCTTGTTGAGTCAAAGCCATTGTTATTCCTTACTGAGATTGTGGTCCAGCTTTACGGCGCAATTCGTCTCGACGCTTACGCTTCTCAAAAATATCATTAACATCTTTTTGTGCTTGTTTACGGAAATCATTAATGTTGATCTTCGCCATGTCTCCAGTATATCCTTGCGCTAACTCAAAGGTGCGTTGATCAATTAATGCGTTACGTTCAATACGCTCAACAACATTCTGTAAAGTCTCTTTTGTTAAACCACGAGAACCAACGGCTTCTTTCAAGAACTTAACATCCTTATCAGATAGAGCGCCTTTGAGATTCTTAGCTTGTCCTACTGTTAAGGCTGCAAACAACTGATCTAATTGCTCAGATTCTGTCGTTCCAGTAACATTAACACCTAAAGCATTAGCAAATTGAGCTGCGGTAAGTTTAACACCAGCACCAGTTCCAGTAAAGGCTTTCCCTAATACATTATTAAAATCACGAGTTATTTGAATTGTATCAGCAGCAGAAATCGCAGCGTCTTCTAAATCCAAGAACTTACCGGTTCTCTTTTCACGAAGGATTTTGTCTTGAGCTTCTCCGGGAAGAACAATCTTAGTTCCTTTGCCTTCGCCTTCAGCTTTAATGACAGCATCAACTTCTTTGACTCGTGGATCGTTAGGTCCAACAGCAGCAATAAGTTGTTCACGATAGGCTTGGAGTTGACCAATTGTCGGTAATTTCTCTCGTCCTTTTGCAACAGTCTCGGCAATAGTTTTTTGTTGATTTAACTGCGTCGTCACCATATTGTCAGCAATTTTATTTGCTGCTAAAGCAAAATCGGCATATCCTTTTTTATTTAATGCCTGAGCATATTCACGAACCCCAGTAGGAGTATTTAAATCAAATCCTTTTCGTAGTTCAGCAACATCTCTGAGCTTCACTAACTCTGGGTCTTCAACACCAAACATACCCGCAATTGCTCCAACACCTCTACCAATTAATTGCCCTTCTTGAGCAGCTTGTTGATAAAAAGGAGCCAATGACGGAGACATCATAGTTCCCGGCATTGCGGATTGACGAGCAACCGCTAAGGTATCGAGGTAGTCTCTGCGGTTACGCTCAGATAAATACGATTCTGGCGAAGTACCAAATAAACTGTTTACGATTTCAGCCATAATTATTCCTTAAAATAAACCGCCGTAAGATTGTGCAGCATATTCTCCCATTGTTGGAGATGACCAAGGATCTACACTAATTCCTGAAGGTAAGGCACTTTGCCATCCTCCGCCACCAAAACCACCGCCGGGGAAGAGACCGCCAAACCATTCACCAACTTTAGGATTCTGGAATATTGTACCAAGAGTTTGATTAAGAGCAGTATTACGAGACGCTGTAATACCCGCACCAGCGATGTTACCAGCTAAGCCAGTCTGAGCAGCGGCTAAGCCGCCTTCAGCAAGTAATCGACCAGCATTCGCACCGGCAGTAGCAGAACGACCGCCTAACTGAGCGCCAATGTCTAATGGCGATTGTGCTAACTGTTCTAGTGCAGCAACTTGGCTGTAAGGAGTAGATACTGGAGAGTATGCTGTCGATAGTAAGCCTTGACCGAATTTAATACGCTGTTGTGCTGCTTGTTCAGCTTCGGTAGCAAGTTGTAAATCACGAGTAGCAATTGCGTTGTAATATGCTTGTAGTTCAGGATTGGCAGCAGCTAATGCGCCTCCTTGACCTACTGCTAAGCCGCCACGACCGGTAGATAATAAATTAGAACGAATACGTCCTAGTGCTTGTTCTTCGCCGGGTGCGAGTAAAGCACGTTGTTGTTGATAATAACGATTTTGTGCTTCTTGTGGACTTTCAGCTAAATAGCCACGACCAAGAGATAATAAACGCTCTGTGTCGGCTCTACCGGCTAAAGCATTTTGAGAATAGAAGTTTTGAAGTGTTAATAATTCTTGAGAAGGAGTATATCCAGCAGTCCCGTCCCCGAATGTCGAGGTTCCAAATCGAGTTGTAATTCCTATTGGTCTAAACTGCGCCATCGCAGCAGCTTGCTGTCCAACACCATATTGTTGACCGGCAGCACCACTATAGTAACCTTGTACTTGACCACCACTACCGCCTCCTAAAGCAGAACCAAGTCCACTACCGATAGAATAACCAGCAGCAGCTCCAGCAGGACCTCCAAAGATTGCTCCTCCGATTCCTCCAACAACTCCGCCTATAGTTCCTAGTGCTTTACCCATTATAAACCTCTAACATAAATATGATACATTTGACCGTCTCCACCTAAAAAGGGTTGTTCAAATTTAAACCCTATCGACCCTGCAAACTTTGCTAATTTATTATTTGTTATTTCAATCAATGCAAGAAACTTTGTGTTGCTTAATTTTTGTAATGTATTCAAATTAATTAAATATTCTTTTTTTATCTGTGGTGTCCATTTAGCAACATCTGTATGAAACCATAAAAATCCCTGATATAACTCCAAATACATTACATAGTTATCTCGAATAACTACAGGTACTTTAGTAGGTTCCACCGTCAATAGTTCCGCCTGACATCGTACCAGTAAAGGTAGGATTATTTGTATCAATCTTAGTTTGCACTGCGGTAGCAATATTATCAAACTCTGTGTTGATCTCAGTACCTTTCACTAGCTTCGCTGGGTTACCAGTCAAGAGAGTATCTTTTACTGCAAAATTAGTTGTTTTAACGTAATTAGACATTATCTAATCCTTCCTTGTTTTACAAAGCAATCCATTTTCTGTACTGATAATTCTGAACCTGTGATCATTGCCTCTATTCCAATCTGAATAACTCGACCTGTTCCGCCTACTTGTGTTGTTTTATTATCAAATACAATACCAGCAGTGTATTCAGCAATTCCATATTCAGCAATGCCGTATTCGGCTACGGATGGGTTTGCTAAGGTATATACCTGACTTTGATATGATTCACTATAGTCAAAAGCCCACTTTAATGATACATTGACTCCACGACCGCCAATAAATGTAATACCAACACGCTTGAGAATCTTATCTACCGTTGGTTGATTAAAGTCAAACCAATTAGTATAATAACTCATGCGATAGGATGAGCCATTGTCGCTATAACCAGTATAGTTACCAATGTAGCCGTCTTTACCGAGATACAACAAGCGTCCTACGGTTGGGAAAAACGCTGTAATCTTTGTGTACCATGTCGTAGTTCTCGATGCACCGTTTTCAAGCACTCCACGAACATCAAAACAATACACAATATTTGATGTTGGGAATGAGATTGCATAAAACGCATCTTTCTCGTAATAGACGCTCTTAACTTGCTTTGCAGTCTCTGCATCGATATACCGCATCAAATCATCACGGACATTAGCACTGATGTCACGAATTGGCGAGGACTTCTCTTGAATCGTACGCAATAACGAACGTACACCACCATTAGACAAGAATACTAAGTCAGTTCCTGCTAGTGCTACTGAATCTCTAGCGATACAACCAATACCTTTAATTAAATCTTGTAAGGCAATATTGTTAATATCATCAGCATTGTTATACAATACAATATGATGCTTACAGAATATAACTAAATAGCCATTGTGTGCTGCAAGTGCCACAATCGGATCACCGTCTGGAATAATATCAGCGATGTTTAATGATCCTGAAGTTCCGCCTGTTAGTGCGCCGCCGTTGTTTAAATCACTGAAGTAAACTGTTTGACGATCATTAACAATATCGGCATACCAAACTCGTCCGTATGCAGCAATAGCGATATTTGGTGTAAATGTATCTGTAGTATATCCAGCAGGTAAACTACCAACATCGCCTAATCTTTGCAGTCCATAACTGCCTTCATGCGTATGCTGACCGGGAACATCAACCAATGTCAGCACATCGTTTACCGTATAGCTTCCGCCATCGTTAGTCATTGTTAGGGTTACAATCGCTGTGCCGCTAACAGAAGCAACAGTAAATGTTGCACCAGAACCAGTACCGCCTGTAACCGTTACTGTGTCGCCAACAAACCAGTTAGATCCTCCTGTAGTTACGGTATATGTGCTAATTTTACCGCCACCAGTTACGTTAGTAACCGTAATGGTTGCACCAGTACCAACTAAAGGCAACTTGTGATAAATCAGCGTAGGATGTCCTGCTTGCGCTAAATACGCATGAGCAGAAGCATTCTTGCCAGTACTGTAAGGTTGTACACCGATGCTCCAGTGATCGTCAGTAATCGTATACGACAAATCAGCAGTATTGGCGCTGTTGCGTACCGCTAACTGAGTCAGTGTTGCAGTGCCAGAAAACAACTTGTTGTTACCAGCCGACAAGACAACATTACCGTCTTCTTTAACAACTTCAATAACTGTACGGATCGATGCAGTGCTTAACGCACCGCTAGACTCATTTACTGGAGACCAGCCCTTCCTAGCACCAATACGACCGTACTTGTCAATCACACAGTTTTCTGCAATTGTGGCATAACCAGATTCAAGAGTTACACTCGAATCCTGAGTGTTTACACCCTTGAACCCCGGCGCAACAATCGACGAGGTAATTAATTGTTCAGCCATTAGGGATTAATCCACTCAACTTCGTCACTATAGTGATTACGCTCAATTGCAATCGCATCTGCCAAAGAGTTACGGTAGATACTAAATGCTTCGATCGAGCTAACACCAGCGTCTTCGCCACGCTCTGCAATAGCCTTAGCATAGGCTAACTGAGCCACTAGATGATCAGGAACTTTAATAACAGTACTGTCCGTCGCTAAATCAGCTTGAGGAACAGTCATGTTAAATCGAATCGTATAAACACCGTTAGGGACAGGGAATAAATCAACCTGTGTATCGCCATTGCTGTCTACACCGTTAAAGTTGTAGTAGTAAGGTGAGTTTGTGCCCTGTGTCGTTAACAGAAACTGCTGGTTCATCCAATGCGTAGGAGCAAACTGTAACGTATAGTTTGATGTATCATTGAGTACATCAATCAAACGAAAGCGAGTCTTAGATCCAGTTAAAGTATAGTTATATGTCCCAGCAACGGTAGTAACCGTGACAGTAGAGCCTAGAGCATTCCAGTCGTAAGCATCTTCTACTTCACGCTTGGCATCATTAACCAGCACACCAACTAACTTAGCATAAGTGCTATCGTTTACGGACGTGACAACAGGCTCTCGCAAGCGGAGCAATACATTATTTACAACATCAACGTAAGTAGCCATTTAATCGTTATCCTATCATACTTGACAGAGTTTGTCAAGAAAAATCTTTACTAACAATCCCACTTCTTTAGAGCTAAGGCTTTGCGGGTTGGTCTGCCTTTCTCGTCCTTCATCGGACCTTTAACGCCACTCATCCGAGCACAGAAGCTCTTGCGTCGTTTAGCCGCTTTAGGCGACTTTGCAGCCTCTTTAGCAGAAACTGGAGGTTTCAGATTAGCGCCTTCAGTTCGCTTGAAATAAGCCCTTCCTTTAGCGTTTAAACCGCCTTCAGGATTCTGATAGACTTTCTTGACCATTATTATTTCTTCTTCTTAGCCGTCTTAGCAGCATCTTTGAAATCTTGAGCCGATGGAGCGCCTTTAGTGCCGGGCTTTCTCATCTTCTCGCCTGAACCAGCCTTGATACGCTTTCTCTTTTGAGCGATGTTATAGTACAAGCCCTGTTTCATTTCTTACGAGCCTTGCCAGCTTGTGAGAGTGCAATTGCAACTGCCTGACGACGAGAAGTAACTTTCTTTGGTGATTTACCAATATTGAGTTCACCAGCTTTGTACTCACGCATTACTTTACTAATCTTCTTTTCTGCTTTAGTCTTTTTCATTGTCTTTTCCTTTATTTTTACCTAACCAACCTTGAACAGTTTTAGTTTCATAAATCCGAAACCCAGTCCAAATAATTGTAAATAATGCTGCAATAGCAGGTAGAATTTGTGCTAAAGTTCCTAAAACAGTAGCGATAGATAGTGCATCGCCAATTACTTTAACACCTTCATCAACATGGTGAGCCATAATTTTCTCTTATTAGATGGAAATTTGTTTAAGTTCTTCGATGGTCGTAGCGGAATCTACTAACTGGGTTACATCACGCAAACGCTGTTTTTCAGCCACGATTGCAGATGTGTCAGCACCACTCTCTAAAGCACGCTGAAACGCTACATCTTGTGCTTCTAGCAAAGGCTTACGCTCTGCTCTTAGGCGGTCTTTAGTAATCGCTTTGGCTTTATCAAAGTTAATCGTAATCATTCTGTCACCTCTGGAGTTGATTCGGTTTGCACAGGCTCGTCTGCGACGAACTCCCATGCGTTACGGAATGTGCGGTCAGTAGGAATGTCAGCAACATCCACAATCTTGTATGGTTTGCCAGCGGGTACATCTTTAGCGGCAATTTCTTCAATCGTTAAACCGCAATCGGCTGGAACAATAATGGCTACACCATCTTCTGTTGGGTAAATAATTCGTTGGTTCATTTATTTCTCCTTAATTAACGGAATATTGCTACTCCAACAAATTCTGCATCAGTTTTGTTTGTTCCATCATATGTTGTCTGAACTCGTACTGATGTGGTAGTCATAGAAAAGTCGCTGGCTTGACTAGAGCCTACTGCTAACCATCTATATCCATTTCCACCTGTTGAAGTGCCTGCGCCACCTGCAACTGAATAATTTACATCAGGCATTGCGGTTGTAAAATTAACTGTGTAAGAACCAGTACCATTATCAGTAATAGAAGTTACATTAAAGTCTGCTCTAATAGCTACTGTTCCTGTGCCATTAAAGTTTACCCATGCTCGGCAAGTATTGTAATTAGTTCCGCTATCACCAAGAATTACTGGGGTGTCTGCGGCATTACTAGAAATGTTAGTTACATTTGTAATTGTGGTTGCCGCAACACTTGTAAAGTTCGGGCTATCGCCTGAAATAGTAATTGCCATGATTAACCCTCGTAAAGAATATTGATTGAGCCAGCATCGAATGTGTCTGTGCCATTGATTGTGGTTATGCGAACTCTGTCTAATGTGTCAGATAATGTTTTTACTGTTGATGAAGTAAACAAAGCACCTGTTGTGCCGTTTCTTACAAGAACACCTGAACCAACCCAAACATTGCCATTTGGATTTGTAAAAGTAATAATTCCACTACCTGTATCTGTTGAAACTGGATAACTCATTGGACAAAGTCCCGCTGTAAAAGTTGATGCAACTGCCACATTATTTACATCGGTAGAAGCCCTAATTCCTGAATATCCTGTAGTTTCAACACCACCTGAATCGCCTAGTTGAATTAACATTGCGCTTGTACCACTTACAGAAACAGCATTTACACTAATAGTAATCCGCTTTACCCATGAAGGAATACCAGTAAAGTCAACAGTCGTTCCACCGCTTAGTGGATTAGCTGCACCACCGTTTACAGTTCCACTAACTAATTGTCCGTAAGCACCAGTAGAAGCTACTGTTAATTTAGTAGAACCATTGGACTGAATCTCTACAGTTCCGCTAGTGTCAGCAGTTTGAATAAGTCCTGCGGATGTAGATGCGTTTATAGTAACTGACATAGTTAGTCCTTATTCATACAAAATGTTAATAGTGCCAGCATCGAATGTGTCTGTGCCGTTTACTGTGGTGATGCGGACTTGTGTAAGAGTGTCGGATACTGTTTTAGACCCACCACCGCCCAACCATCTACTTGTATTTGCTTTTCCATTATGAGATGAAATAAATATATTTCCTGATATCTGAGTAATCATCATGTGACCACTAAATGCTTGAGCCGCCTCATTTTGCCTTATAAGAAATCCTGCTGTAGAGCTTGAGCAATCTACGCCTGTATTAACGACAGTTCCACCTGTAGAGATATAGCCAGTATTTTCTATTCCACCTGAATCACCTAACTGAACTAAAAAATTGCTTGTTCCATTAGTAGATACTTCGTTAAACATTACAGTAATCCGTCTTACCCCTGCTGGAAGTCCAGTAAAGTCAACAGATGTTCCACTTGCGCTTACGGATGTTCCGCTAACTAAAAGTCCGACTGTGCCGTTAAAGGTTGGCAGGGTAAGGGTAGTGTTTCCTGCTACCGCTTGTTCCTGTAGCGTACAGCTTCCGCTAGTTGAGCCTAATAAGACAATAGACATATATTTTCCTTATAAAACGACCCAGCGACTACCGCTAGGAACAGTTACAGAAACTCCAGATGCAATCGTGATTGGACCAGTAGACATTGCATTCTTGTTGGTAGAGATAGTATAGTTGCCATTCACAGTTTTACTATTCTCATAAAAAATGTCATCTGCGCCATTACCACGAGCGCCTCCGCCGATTTCAACGACAGTGCCAGTAGAAGTTTCGGTGAAGATCTTACGGTCGGTAACGTTGACCGCTAACTCACCTTGCACTAGCTGACCCGCTGTCGGGACTGCTCCGGCTGTTGAGCTGTTTTTAATTACAATGGTTGTTGGCATTAATACGTTCCTCCGTTAATTGTACCGCCATCAATATCTGAACCTGAAATCGTAGCAGATGCAGTCATCGCTGACGTTCCATTACCTTTTACATAACCGGTAAGCGTTGTAGCTCCCGTCCCTCCGTTGGCTACCGCAACAGTACCAGTTACGTTTGCTGCATTGCCACTAATGTTCCCAGTGATTTTAGAACCAGCAAGCGATGTAATCCAAGAAGGATCTGCATAACTGCCTGTGGTTACAACACCATTAGTTGCAACAACAGTTCCTGTTAGTTTTGTACCACTTAAAGAAGTGATCCATGTAGGATCTGCGTAACTTCCAGTAGTAACTACACCATTAGTTACTGTTGCCGCATTACCTGTAATACTAATACCCCAAGTACCGCTTGCTCCAGTTCCCGTTGGGCTAGGAACATCGGTTCCAATCGCTAAACCAACAGAAGTTCTAAAGGTATTACCAGATTCTACCACAAAATTAGTGCCATTACCAATAATAACCCCATTATCTGTAGGGGTTAATCCAGCAACATCAGCTAATTGTGCATCATAGGCTTGAACATCAGTGCCGATGACTAATCCGAGGCTTGTACGGGCTGTAGCAGCGTTTAAACCAGTAGAACCACCATCCCACTTTAAACGATCTGTATAGGCTGTATCCCATTCAGATTGCTTTGTCGTTGTGGGTAACGAATATCCAGTTGCAAAAGCAAGTGCTAATGTACCTGACGAGGTAACTGGAGAACCAGTGACAGTAAAACCAGTCGGTGCTGATAATCCAACACTTGTTACAGAACCAGATCCAGCGCTACTAACCCATTCAACATCGGTAGCAGTTCCATTAAGTCCTAATACTTTACCAGCATTGCCTGTGTAGCTAGGTAACAGATTTACACGAGCATTGGCTGCGGTTGTAGCACCAGTACCACCATTAGCGACTGCTACAGTTCCTGTAACATTGGCAGCGTTGCCACTGATGTTACCAGTAATCTTTGAGCCAGCTAACGATGTAATCCACGCAGGATCAGCATATGATCCAGTTGATACAATTCCGTTTGTAGCAACAACAGTACCAGTTAACTTACTTCCATCTAATGAAGCAATCCATGTAGGATTTGTATACGATCCTGTCGTAACAACACCATTCGTTGCTACTACAGTTCCAGTAAGTTTACTACCGTCTAATGAAGCAATCCATGAAGGATTTGTATAAGACCCAGTAGTATAAACTCCATTTGTGACTGTACCAGCATTACCACTAATATCGCCTACAATCGTACTACTAAATGTTTTAATACCTGCAATTGTCTGATTACCGCTGGTATATACACCATTTGTAACAGTTCCTGCATTACCACTAATGTCACCGACAATCGTCGATGAGAAAGTCTTTGTACCAGCAATCGTTTGATTACCAGTTGTATATACACCGTTGGTTACAGTAGCAGCGTTACCGCTGATATCAATCGCCCAAGTGCCTGAAGCACCTGTACCGGTAGGGCTGGGTACATCAGTACCGATTGCTAAGCCAAGATTAGTTCTGGCTGTCGCTGTATCAGAAGCACCTGTACCGCCGTTGCTAAGCGCTAAAACACCGCTAATATCAGCAGTGCTTATCTCGATGTTGTCCCACGAGGTATTAGCACCATCAGTCTTGAGGTATTTACCGCTATTAAATTGTTGTGTTGGCGCTAAAGCATTGAAGGCTTTATTCGGATCTGTCTGTCCAGTACCGCCTTGCGATATGGAGACCGGAAAGCTCAATGACTCGGTTTGTCCGTCTAGTGAACCGCCAGAACCTCTATAAATTGCCATGTAGTAGTTCCTCTGTCTTATTTAAATACACTCAATCGAATGTACTTAAACAAGACCCCGCCGAAGCGGGATCCTGAGTTGCTTAATTAAGCAGGTACAGCGAGAGCGATAGCGGAAGTATCACGCAACTCTGCAACACCGTAGAGGGTGTCAGCAGTGAAGAGCGTACCCAAGTACTCTTGCTTGTACTGAGTTTGGCTGCGAACAGCTACTTGCTCAGCGAGAACAGCGAAGTCCTTGTGTGCCATCAAAGCGATGCGATCGCCATCGGTTGCAGCGTCAGCATTCGTGGTTACATATACGGAAACACCGTAGATGTCGCCAATCATACCGTTACGGATGCTGTTAGCAGAGGCAGCCTCACCAACGCTATTGAACGTGGTGAAAGTGTCTAAGCCGAGCAAAGTGTTACGGCTTGAAGGAGGAATGATGAAGAAACGACCGTCCATTGGAACATCGTTGTCATCCAAGCGCTGAATCGTACGGCGGATAGCAGCAGCAGTCAAAGCAGCAGCAGTGCCGGTGTACAGAGTTGTACCGTCGTCACCTTTGTAAGCCTTGTCATAAGCAGCAGTACCGTCGCCGCCGTTAGCACCACGACCTAAACGAACTAAGTCGGTGTCAACTTGCTTAGCGAGAGCATAACCAGCGTCATCAGTGTAGAACTGACGGAGCGAAGACAATGCCTGAACTTCGACGATGTCCTCGATCAAGCGGCTATATTCATAGTGCTTGTTGATGTATACGAGTACTTCAGACTCGGTGTTAGCGTTCAAAGTAACTTGAGTCTCAGCAACTTTCAAGTTAGCAGAGCCACGAACAGGAGCTGGAATGTGAACGGTGTCACCCTTCTTGCCCTTGAAGCTCATCTTTTTGAACAAATTAGCAGCAACCAAATTCTTTTTGTAAGCTGCTACGATCTCGTCACTCCAGATTTCTGGAATAAACGTTGCCGCACGAGTGGCGGTTACATGGTTAGTACCTAATGCCATTTTATAAATCTCCTAAGATTAATTATTTAACCCTGTTTTCAGCATAGGCAGCCATGATTTCATCTTGTAGCGCCATATACCGATCAGGATC